TGGTTGCGGGAGTAGGATTTGAACCTACGACCTTCAGGGTAAAAGCCGCTTTTAATTTATCAATCACTTACAACACGTAAGAAATGGAAACCTAATACCTTGTTTAACTACAAAGAACAGCTGGAGATGTTGGATAACATCCGACTGAAAGAGGGTGAAAGTCGCCGTATCGACTGCCCTTTCTGTGGTGGTAACAAGACATTCGGTATCAAGTATTCTGAAGGTGCCAGGGTATGGAATTGCTTCAAGGCAAGTTGCGGTATCCGAGGAGCTAAGAAAGTCGGGTATACCTTAAATGGATTAAAGGATCGTCTCAGTGCTGTAACCAAACCGGAAGAACCTTTTGCAGCACCACTACCTCCCAATCTTTCTCCAGCTAGGAATCACCCGGAAGCCGTACACTACCTAAAGGGTGTTAACTCTCTGCAGGCCTATGAGGATGGTCTGATAGATGTAAGGTACAGCCCAGCGCTTCGTAGGGTTATATTCATGTTCCCCTGCGGTACAGCTGGTGTAGGTAGATCTCTCCGCAATGAAAAACCTAAGTGGAAGAATTACGGAAACACATCAGACTTACTTCAGATAGGCTCCGGTAAGGTTGCAGTTGTGGTAGAAGATGCGGCATCAGCTGCTAGTGTAAGTAGGTTCTCTTTTTGTTCGGGTTGCGCATTACTTGGGACCAATATAAGCTCTCAACAAAGGTCACAACTGTTGCACTTTACAAAGGTGATAGTAGCCTTAGACAAAGACGCGAGTAAGAAAGCAATAAAGCTTAAAAGCAAACTGGAAGGACGAGTAAACACTAAAGTTGTGTTTCTGGAAGATGATTTGAAATGGCTCAACATGGATCAAATACAGAGTGTTTTAGGGGAGGACGCCATCTATGAGGGCAGTTGATCCTGAATTCACAACAAAAAGATCCAATTATACTTGGTCTTATCTTTGTTCGTCTACTTGGCTAAAATCTAGACACTTTGCCGATAAGTGCGATAAGTACGGACCTAGTACTATTACAGCTATCTGTACATATTTACTGCATCCCCACCTTGGCCCCCCAGCCTTTTCCGTATAGCTGCTAATTATACATAGTCGAAGCTGACCTAGTACCGACTTTAAACACAAGGAAAAGGGGAAGACCATTGAAAGCAAGAGGGCTTATTTTAATTGATTATGAATTGACTGGGGGTTTTAAGGAAGCCGCTGAAGAACAGGCTAGATTAGAAGCCGCAATGAAAGAACTAACGCGCGGCAATCCTAGAGTAGTCTATCAGCAATGTGATATTAAGGAGCGCCGGGGGGATGCTCACCCAGACATAACAAAGCTAAAGATAAGAACATCTTAGCTAATTAACCACACACAAAACTAAAAAATAAGCCCTTCATTGATTTGAGGGGCTTTATTTTTGTTCTCACTAATGTAATATTACAACCCTAATACATACCATAGGGGTGAGACATGTTGGACACTAACTTTCTAAAAAGTCTGTTATCTTACGACTTTTATGAACAAAACAAAGAAAAACTATCGAAGCAGTTATTCGAGGACGATATCCGCGAATTGTATGAGGTTATCACAGAGGCCCATGAAAAATATCAGCACAACCTATCCTGCGAAGAGCTACTTTCTCTGTGGAAGCTGAACAATCCGGTGGCTACCAAGGCTGACCGTCATAATATGAAAGATCTTGTGGAAGACATCGAAGAAGCTTCTTTGATCAGCCCTGACATTGCAAAAGATAGCATCGAACATCTGTGGAGGCGCAGCGTAGGTAAAAGGCTAGCCTCCTACGGTCTGGAGATTTCAGAAGGTAACGACGATGCCTTTAGACAGGCTTTGGAATTGATTGAGCGTAACAGCGAAGGATACATGCCAGATGATCTTGGTGAGCCTACGACACTCAACATAACAGAAATCTTAGCTGAGGAAGAAGAGGAGGGTCTACTTGAGTTTAACTTGGCTTCTTTACACAGGAAGATACCAGGTATCACCCGCCGTAAGTTCGGGATCATCTTTGCTACTCCTGAAACGGGTAAAACTGCGTTTGTGCTTAGCCTAGCTCTTGGGCCTGGAGGTTACATAGACCAGGGTCACAAGGTTCTAATAATCGGTAACGAAGAAAGCACCAAGGACACTATCAAACGGGCTTACGGCACTGCCCTGGGTTACACAAAGGAAAGAGTAGCCGAGGACCGTGAGCAAGCTGAGCTGATATTCAATGCCAAGATGCAGGGTAGCCTGGTCATATATGATGCTCAAGATTGGGACATCGAGAAAGTAGAGGCGGCACTAGCTAAGCATAAACCTGCAGCGGTGTTTATTGACCAGCTTGATAAGATTAGTGTCAGAGGCTCCTACAACGCCACCCACGAGCGTCTAGGGGAGATATACCGCAGAGCCCGTGAAAGTGCTAAGCGTCATAACTGTGTAATCTGGGGCGTAAGCCAGGCTTCTAACGATGCTACAGGTAAGACCCGTGTTACCTACGACATGATGGCAGGGAGTAAGATCTCTAAAGCGGCTGAAGCTGATATCATTATCGGTCTAGGCAAGCACTCAGGCTCTAGTGATGATGCAGAGGAAGATCCTACACGTTTCATCACGGTATCTAAGAACAAGATTAACGGGTGGCACAACACGATCATCTGCAATCTACACGGCGAGGTATCTCGCTATGTCGAATAGGGTGTTTGTGGGAGACCTAGAGGTAAAAGTATCAATCATTGATGGTGACATCGATAACAGCCCAAAGAACCCAGACAACTATGCTGTGTCAGCTCATTGGGTGATTATAGAGGATGGAGTTATATCCCCTATCAATCATCTAGTGTGGAACCACAATGATGTGCCAAAAGCAGATGGTCGGCAACCTTTGCAAGACGCATTGAACAGCTGCACTAAGGCTGTATTTCACAATGCCAAGTTCGATGCCTCTTGGCTTACCGATATGGAATTTGATCTACCCCCTGTTGAATGCACTATGGTTCGAGAGTTTATGTTTGCTCAGGCAAGGCCGTGGTTATTGTCGCTTAAAGCTACAGCGGAGAGAAGAGACGTAACTCGTAAGAAATCTGATTTAGTAGACGAGATGTTCAAGAGCGGTACTGGCTTCGAGGCTATGCCCATTGATACAGTCTTAGAGTACGCGGAAGCTGATGTGATTAGCTGTGCTGAAATATACCTACAACAAGAGGAAGAGCTTAACTCGCCAGAATATGAGGACATGAAGCCGTGCTTCGAGTTAGGACAGCTTAACCTAGAGTTTCTTACACATATGGAGAACAATGGCTGCAAGATTGATCTAGATGTTCTGGAGGACGTAGAGCGGGAATTTATCGCTGAGCAAGAGGAAATAGGTAGATACCTCAAGGCTACCAACGAGAAACTTATGGGAGACACCCCTATAAATTTGAATTCGGGTATCTGCATGAACAAGGTTTTCTACGGTCGAATGGTTACTGATAGGGACTTACATCGCCGGATCTTTAACGTAGGTGTGGGGCCAAACGGAAAACCACTTCCTCCAGCCAGGATGCCAAAGAAAACCCAGTTCAATACAGCTGTGCGTACTACTACTGTCTTGGTTGATAAGACACATATACAGTGCTGTGGTGCATGTGACGGTAACGGTAAGATCCAGAAGTACAAAACGAAGTACCGGACTAAGAATAAGGTACAGTACAGAGTACAAGGTGAGCCCTATAAGAACTTATCCCCCTGCCCGGAGTGCAAAGGCCTGGGTGTGTTCTACGTACCAACTGGAGAGAGAGCAGGATTAAAGCTTGTACCAGAGGGGCCTAGAGATGCCTCTATTCACGGCTTCAAGACCGACAAGGTTACCCTGAAACGCTTGATTGGCCAGGCACAGGCAAAGAAGAACGATTTAGCCGTAGAATACATTACAAAATTCATGCGCTACAACGCTATCAGTACCTATCTGTCTTCTTTTGTCGGGGCGATACGTAAGTGGACTCGATTTGATGGCCTGCTACACCCTAACTTCAACCAAACTATAGCCAGGACAGGTCGTTTAAGCTCTAGCAAGCCAAATTTCCAAAATTTACCCAAAGGATCTAAGTTCCCGGTACGTAAGTGCATAATCAGTAGGTTTGAAGGCGGAAAAATCTGCGAGATCGACTACTCGGGAGTTGAATTTCGCGTTGCGGGAGAGTTGAGCAAAGATAGCCAGATTATAGAAGATATTCTCACAGGTAAGGACGTACATAAACAAACTGCGGCTATCATAAACCAATGTGAGGTATCTTCTGTTACAAAAGATATGCGCCAAGCCGCGAAATCTTATACATTTTCTCCTTTATATGGAGGAATGGGGATGACTGAGCCTGAGCATATACAAGCATACTTTCAAGCCTATTTTGGGCTCTACAAAGGCCTAGCCACCTGGCACAAACGTCTGATGGACGGTGTACTGCAGGATGGCCTAGTTCGAATACCGTCTGGCAAGCGGTATATGTTCGAGGATGCTAGGAGATTAGGAAACGGGCGTATCACAAATGCCACTGCAGTCGTAAATTACCCTGTACAAGGCTTTGCCGGGATAATTATGCAGCTGGCCTGTGTTCGTGCTTTGAGGGCCTTTAAGCAGCGCAACCTAAAATCAAAGATCATACTCACTGTGCACGATAGCTTGGTATCAGACGTTTTTCCTGGGGAAATCAGCCAGGTCAAGGAAGCAATGGTGTGGGCGCTGTCTGGTGTACAGGAGGAGATCAAGGAGCGCTTCAATTATGACTTTGTTTTGCCGCTCGATGTCGAGATGGAAATTGGAAAAAACTGGATGGAAATGGAAGAAACTGAATTGACTTAGTGTATGTACTAGGGTAACTACGTAACCCTAACATATGAGGAGTTAATAGGTCCATGAACGATCTAGCAGTAGTAGACCCACACGAAGAGCAACGCCTAAAAGAAATGATGGGCGTTGTTCCAGAGGCACAGTCTAATGACCGTGTTCCATTAGTTAAGATAAACCTCGATGACGAGGACGAGGCAGGCAATCAGTTACCTCGAGGTACAATGTATCTCCGGGATCATTCTGAGATAGTGTATGCTAAAAACATCAAGATCCGCGTACTCGGTCAACACTATCAGTATATTGAGTATGACCCAGAGCTGAATAAGACAGTTTGTAAAACCTTACTTAACAAAAGCTTCCGCCAAGAGTTTCTAGATACTCGCGGTACATCTAAGTGTGGAATGACTAAGCCTAAGAGTAAGATGGAACAGTACGAAAAGGAGCGGTTTAAGAACGTAACCTGCTTCCGCCAACTGCGGGTACTTACATCCTACGAAGGGGTAGATGCATTAGGCAAAACCGTCAAAATTGATAACCAGCCTGCTATCATGCTTCTTAAAGGTTCTAACTTTATGCCTTTTGAAGACGAGGTGGTTAAGAAACTTCCTAAAGGAGCATCCGTATGGGACTTCTGGATCAACGTCACGCTTGAGCGTAAGAAGAATGGTTCTGTGACGTACTATGTCATGCATTACGATTTTGATACGTCTTCAGTAGCTCCCTTTGATATTCAGACAGCTGAGACGGTACGCACCTTTGCCGACATGGTAGAAGCAGAAAACTCAAAGATCTTGTCAGCGCACAAGACTGCCATCTCTGAAAGATCTGCGGGAGAATACACTGTTGCAGAGTATGACAACCTAGAAGCCGACTTTGAGTAGGTCGGTTATGGAACTGTCCGTAATAGAAGCTGAGCTCAAAAGCTTACTGGATAACATATCCAACGGTAAGCCTGTGAGCTTCACAGATCAGATGATCGAAGGGCTAGGTGAGCAGGTTAAACAATCTGTTCGCAAACAGCTTACACCGAGAGATCCAGAGTTTCGGGTCCGGGCTTCTAATGTTGGTAGAAATCTCTGTGTATTACAGAAACAGAAGGAAGGTGCTGAAGCTGAGCCAATGCCTTACAACCATGTTGTACGGATGCTCATTGGAGACTGCGTAGAGGCTATTGTACGGCTGCTTTTGGATATGACGAGCGTCCAGGTAACCAGTGATGGAGACAAGGTAGAACTAGACGTTTCTGGTGTGTCTATCAAAGGCGAGTCCGACATAGACATCGATGGCAAAGTCTATGACATCAAGAGCTGCAGTCCTTTTGCCTTTAAGAACAAATGGTCGTTAGGCTACGCAGGCTTAAAGGAAGACGATAGCTTTGGATATGTTGGACAAATGTATCTGTATGCAGATGCTCAGAAGAAAGAGCCGGGAGGATGGATCGTTGTCGATAAATCATCTGGTGAAATCTCTGTGGTTGAAGTTGAGGATAA